CTCTTGCCATCCATAAAATCCTTGCTTCTGAGATCTAAGTAGGGTCGGGTCATCAATTGCTTCATACTCTTTTCTAATAGGCATAACAAGAGAGTCATTTACAGTCATGTCAAAACCATAAATCTGCGTTTCACCTAGAGTTGCGATTGTACCGTTAGCATTACATAGATTAGGATTATCTAGTGTATAGGAATTATAAGCATTAAGCGGGGCAACAAACTTACCATAAGCAGAGTCTGCACCATTAATATTATAAAGACCAGTAGCACCCAAATGCTGTACCTCATGTAGAGTTACATTCCAAATCTTACCCATACCAGCGGCTTGGAAAATCTCCCGACGAGTAACTGGATCGATGTCTGTATCAGTCCATTCTCTAATATCTGCAGCATCTTCTGGAGACACATATAGATCAGTTAGAGTTCTACCAACACGTTTGAAACCAACAATCATTTTATTAATAAGTTCTTTTGAAAGATAACCAGCTCCACCAGATAGTGGATTAATTTCATAAATAGGTGCTGGACGAGAACCTAGTAAACCTTTACCAGAGAATGCTGAAGTAGCTGAAGGAATAATAACTTTCCAACCACATTCTTCCTCAAAATCAGCAAGAGCCTTTGCAGCTGCGTTAGCGGCGCGCATAGGAATGTCAATACGAGAATCTCTAGCATAAGTAAATTTCCAATCACCAGAACTATTGATAGCAAATGTTGGAACGTAAACATCTTCACCAATACCTTCGATGAAATTCTGAGCCATATAACCCAATCCAGGTAATACCCATACTGGGATTTCAAAATCTTCAGCAACAGGATACATAGCCTGCGCTCCTGGGCCTAATCGTTCAACAGAAAAAAGCTGTCTTATGATAGACTCTAATTCAATTTTTTGTAGAATAGGAGTAGTTAGGGCTGATGCAAAAGCTTTATATGCCATAATACCTTCAGCGTCCATAGAAGCGGTTGCTCCGAATAACTCCTTAATTTCTCTTTCTTCCATAATAAAAATACCTCCTAAATAGTTTTGGAGGCCGCTAATGCGGCCTTAATCCAATTTTTTATAATTATTAAATTACAAGCTTAATTCTGATAGGATACAAAGTACTATTAGCAATATTAGCTGATGCCTGTGCAGCACTTGCACCAGTAACTACTTTAGCAACCACATCAGTGGTAAGTCGTTCATAAGTCAACGTATCACCAGAAGCAGTGTCTGTACTATTAGTTACTTTACTTGAATTGTTGCAAGCAACAAACAAAGATTGGCCTGGTAGTAACTGATTACCCTCTGTAACTACATTAGCAGTATTTTCGCATGTATAATGAGTAGTTTCCCAAATACCTAAGTGAGCAACACCTACTGGTGTAGCTACGGTACCATTTACATTACCACTACCATCATAACTTGGCTGAGCAATAACATCAGAGCTTCCTAAATCACCTGGCATATAAAAACCAGTAGGATGTACTTGATGATAACCCATTTTAACTTTCTGCATTGCAAACCCAAAAGGTGTTAAATCAGCTGCATCTGGTTTAGCAGCATACGTACTATAAGCAGCTACAATAGCCTCTTGATTAGTAGCTGTACTATTTAAATGTAAAACAGAACCAGCATAAGCCACAACACCACCAATCCCAGCGGTACCGGAATCAGTCTGTGCCTGGTATTTACAAAACTGATTTTCAACAACAGGTTGTCTTGGTATAAACATATTAATTATCCTCCTTACTTATATCTTTTAATATTTAAATTATAGTTAAACCTTATCTTTTGTAATTCTTGATGCCAAAGCCTCACCTAACTTACTATACTTAGTGTTAAGATCGTCTTGTATTTTAATTTCATTATTAAGTGTAATAACTGCAGCAGATGCTGACACATTAGCCAAAACCACACCAGTACCACCAGCGGCTGCTTCTGCTTCAGCTTTTGCTGCGGCTTCAGCGGCTGCTTTCTCTTCTTCCGAAGGGATAGTTGTTGCCATAAGAGCTTCTTTAATAGACAATAGTTCGTCTTTATAAGAAGCAAACTCTTCATCAGTCATCGGTTTAATCTTAGTAATCTGTTTTTCCTTATCTTTATAAGAAACACCGGCTGCTTCTAAATCAACAAATCTTGCTTCAGCAACCTTAACGCTTTCAATCTCTGCCATGGCTGATTTAAGCTCAGCTAATTCATTTAAACTATCAGTAGTAGACGTAGTAAGCATCTCAAGCTCTGTCTTAGTAGTAACTAATTCTTCCTTAACAGAAGCTAACCCATCAATAGTTGTTTGTTTTTCAACTTCTACTGCAGCAAGTGTGGCTTCTTGTTCGCCTGCTGTAACTACAGCATCATTATATTTAGTCTCAAGAGCACTAAACTCTTCTTTCTTTATTGCTAGAGCTTGAGTAAGCTCATTAATAGTAGAAGTAGATATAGTAATAGCATCTTCAGTCATACGCTGTCTATCTGCTTCCTCTTTCTCTGAAAAAATACCATCTACAATAGACTTGACAGTATCCTTTAATTGTTTTTCATCCATCAGTTAATTCCTCCTACGTATTATTTTTAGGTAACCAACCTGTTATGTTAAAAAATATTCCTTTTCCTCATAACTACATAAACTATATTAAGCTAAAACAGTCGCGGTGGGATCAGCACCAAGCAACCAAGTAATATCTACACCAACAGTATTACTACCAGTAGACTTTAAAGTAACTATGTTATTATCCTCATCTTTACTGATATAAACAAAACCATCTTGTGTGCCACTAACTACAGTAACAGCAAAACTAGCATAAGAAGTAATCTCTAAGCCATACAGACCGACACCGCTAGCAACTACTGTATCTGCTCCAGCATCCATAGTATGATTAGTACTCCATAGTATAGGGATGGCCCTATCTTTACCTAAATTTTTATATAAAATTCTATAATTATCATCTGATTTTACTTCAACTCTTGTAGGGGTACTTCTTAATAGCCCCTGTTGTCCTATATTAATACTTCCAGACATAATGTACAACCTCCCTTATAGCGAAATTTTTTCTAATGCGTTCTCAAGGTCTTTTAACAAAACCTTTGTTTTATTACTTTTTAATTTACTTTTAATTATGTGTGCTACACTATCATTGATTTTATTTAACAAACAATCAACATCAGTAGCTTCTCTAGATGGTGCTGTACAAGTTGTATCGAACTTTGAGCACCAGTTTTCCTTAATTACAGTTCCTTCTTTATCCTCTACTCTCTTTTTATAATTCACGCAGATTCCTACTATATCATTATGTATTATAACGGGATCAGCTGAAGTTTCTAATGTACTACCTTCTATAGAAGATGAGGTTAGTTTATTGTCTATACAATCATAATCAAAAACTATTTCTGGTTGTTGTGTTTCAGTATGTTTGTGTTTAGCAACCTCTAATACTACAGATGGTGGGTTTGCTGGGTTCTCTACTATACCGCACCCAGAAAAAGTTATACCCATAAGTATTTTAGCTATAGTACCTTCCGCGATCTCTTTGCCTTTTCTAAATACTTTACCTGCCTTACCTAATATACTAGCAATATCAGAACCAAAACCCATTGCTTCCGCTTCTTGTCTAGTTATCCTTAGTTCTCCTATTTTTAAATCAAAATCGCTGTAATAGGCTTCCATACTAACTTTCCATTTACCCTCTGCTACTTCTTTAGCGACCTCTGGGAACCTATTTTTATAGATAATACCAGCTATAGCTACATGTATATCCATAGCATTAAGCTCTTCTTTAGATAGTGCTTTTAATTCATCTATGTCTAATGTATTATTAGATGCATCTATATACACTCTATCATATAAATGACCTATAATTTCTTTTTCTTTATGTTCTATATCTAATGCTTTATTTACAATTGTTTTTTCTGCACCCAACATTTCGGCCGGCTCAAAAAAAGCATGATTAAGGTTTTCCCCTGAAGAAACAAAAATAGCTGAAAAATACATCAAGTCTATTTGTTTTTCTTCTTCTTTTGGAAGGTCTATAATAGAAGCAGCATGTTCCCTAAGAACTTTAGTCTCTTCTTTTACTTCTATAGATGCTTCCAGGTACAAAGGCTTATTCGGCATCTTTTTTAATCCCCCTTTCTAGTATTATTAAGTTCAATCATTAGTTCCATAAATTCACTATCTGGCATTCCTGATGTCATACTGTTAAGTATATCAAGTGCTGCCTTTGTGTCGTCTTTTACTTTAGGTTCACCTTTTTTAGTTGTTGGTTGAGCCTTAGGCCTACCAGAAGAAGGTGTGCCTACAGGAGCTTTCTGTGTATCTTGTGTCTTACTCTGTTGCCAGGGGGACCCTATTATACCAAAAGTACCATCCTGCACTAATTTCATTTCTTCCTGCATATTACTAAGCTCAGTAGAGTAGTCAAACCCTAGTGTTTCATGTGCAGTTTTATAACTTAACATACGTCTATCTACTAATTGTGATATAACGGTCATATATAAA